GGCTGTCATAGCCGAAGCTGATCTTCTTACGAGAGCGCTTCGGCTTGTCGGTGTGCAGATCGCGCTCCTCCAGCACTCGGCTTTCGAGCAGCACGCGGCCCAGCCAGTTGCCATCCGCGTCGGTCACATCTTGGTACGTGAGATCTTCAGTCTCCCTGGTGATCGTCACGAAGTCGCCGCTGCCCTGGACAATGCCAGTCTCCACCACACGGTGAGTCGGCGAGTCCTCCACGATGCGGGCGCTCGCCTGAGGCTCTCCCTCTCCAGTGTCGCCGGAGCCGGTCTTGGACTGCTTGGTCTGGTGCTCGTAGGTCGTCAGGGAGACGTAGGTAGCGCCATAGACTTTGACCTCGCCCACCGAAGAGCACCGGGCGCGGCGAATACTCCTGACCTGACCGAGGGAGCAGTCAATGGTGCCAATGCCCGCTCCGTTTCCGCGCCTGCGCACCACCAGGTTCTCGCCATCTACGCAGGCGTCGGCGTAATAGCGCTGGCTGGCCCGCAGTGGTTCAAGAAGCCGCGAGATCGCTTGGCTTGCCGACTCCTCAGGCTGAAGCGTGAACGAGGTGAGCGTGTAGTTGGGTGCGTCCCAGATCAGTTCGAGGCCCACCCGCGCCGCGATGCTCTTCGCCAGGCTGCGCGCCGAAGGGTAGGTATACTCCTTGGGCTCGTCGTCCGGCCAGGTCCCGAAGCCATAGCCCTCCTGCGCCCGCTCCTCGACGAGCAGCGCCGCTTTGTCCCGCCCGTGAATCCGCGCCCGCCAGGAGGATTCGGTCGCCTCCAGCGCGCACTCGTCCACGCGGAAGAGGCCGTAGTCCAGCAGGCCTGAACCATTCAGCCCCAGGCGCACGCGAATCAGGTCGCCTTGGCTGAGGGTGCGCCAGGCCTGCGCGACAGGCGAAGCCGGCGCGGCAGAGTCCTCCTCGACCAGGGAGAGGTCGAGCGAATCCGCGAGGTTCCCCAGGCGGGAGTCGATCTCACAGGTTGTCGGTTTGACAGTGATCGCCATTTACAGGAAAGTCACCTCTGCGGTCGGCGCGAGCACTTGTGCCTGCGCACCGGCCTCGAAGTCCTGGTTCACTATGCTGGCCAGCAGGAGCACCCCGTCGGCCACCTTCGGGTCTACGTTCGCTTCCAGCAGCACCGCATCCGTCACCCGGTCGTGGAACACCTCCATGTCCAGGCGCACCTGGTCGGTGAGCTTCGGGATGACCGAGACGATCAGTTCGAGTTGGTCAGTCAGCCCAGGCATCACGCTTCCTCGAACTGCACGTAGGCGCGCCGCGGGTTGCCCACCTGACTCGTCCCGCCCGGGACGTTGTAACGCATCCAACAGGCGGCGTAGTCTCCGACCGCCATGTCGCCGATGGTGATGTTGGCGGTCTGCCATGTCCCCGGCGAGCCGGAGGTGTTCACCGTCGGCGCATTTGCTCCAAGGGAGCCATCGGGAATCTGGTCGAGATAGGAGGTCGTGCTGTTGTCGTTGATGGTGGTGACGAGTTTCTTCTGGCCGCCGCCAACTGCGCTACGATAGACACGGCGCGCGGTCGTTCCGCTCGGCCCGATGGGGATGTTGCTCAGCTGCACGCGCTGGTTGCCCGAGGTAGTGGTGATCTCGGCCTGCGTCCCAGGAGTCGTCTCACCGTTCGCGGTGACAAAGGTGACAGCGTACTGATAGAGGCCGATGCCCAGTTCGGTTCCGGCGGCCAGGGCCAGCGTCGGCGCGCCGGGAGGACTCAAAGGCACGTCCTGAGCAGTCTGGAGGAAGTTCAGGCCGTCGTTCGCTCCGCTCTGCACCCGCCGGAAGCGGCAGTCCTGCAAGGTCTCGGAGGCGGTGGAGGTGTTCTTCCACCAGATGCGCCGCGGCGTGGTCTGCGCGCCGTCGAGGACGCTTCCCTCGTCATAGGAGCTCTGAGCGGGCGTTACCCCGTTGCTTTCGTACTTCGTGACCTGCTTCGCCATCGTCTCCCTCTCTCACATTGCCTGCGCTTCGCCGCACGTCGCCCTGTGTGCGGCGGTTCGCCCGTCAGGCGACCACCTGCACCACATCAAGCAGCATCTCCACCCGGTAGGCTTCGTGCCCGCGGATGCGCTCCGGGTTAAGCGCCCGGAAGAAGACTCGATACTCGTGTCCCTTGTGATCCACCCACTTCCAGACCTGGGCGGTCACCGCGAACTTGGCCTTGAGCGCGTCCAACGTCACTTGCGTCATCCAGTCCGTCCGCAGCCTGATCTGGCGGTCGACATCCTTGGCCCCGAAGTCCTGCCACACGCGGCTGCCGCCGAAGGTGGCGTGGGAGGATGCCCGCCTCGCCGCCGGCCCGTCGTCATAGGAGACCGGGTCCTCGTCCAGGTAGGTCTTCTCAGTGTCATCGGGCTTGCTCATGTAGCAGGCAGCCACCGGTCAGTCCCTCGCGTAGGTGTGCTCGCGCTCCAGCATCTCAGCGAGCTGATCGGCAATGCGGCTGATGTCCGTCCCCCCAGTGACCTGCCGGCCGCCGATGTAGAAGTTGTAGGTGCGCGCCGTCGCAGGCGTAGGCCCTGCCGCCGCTGCTGCGCCTGCAAGCGCGGGCTGGAGTCTCACGGAGGCGAGCGCCTGCAGCCGCTGCTGGAGAGCATCGAAGACCTGCTGAGCGACCTGGACGATTTGACCACCGGTCTGCGATAGCTGGTCGCGCAGCGTCTTCTGCTCAGTCTCGATCTGCTTGAGGGTCTCCGCGTGCTGGCGCTGGCGCTCCTCAAATGCCGTCCGGTCCTGGGCCGCCAGTTCATCCTTCGCTCGCTTCATCTCGGCGAAGGTTGACTCCAGCGCCGCGGTCGCCGCAGGCTCCGGCATCTCCCCGGCCTGCGTCATTTCCAGGATCAGTTGGCGTTCGCGCTCCAGAGAGTCCAGTCGCTCCTGCGCGCTGAGCTGCTCCTCGGCGCGTCGCTGCTGCAGCGCGGCAAGCTCGTCGGCCGCGATGCGAGCCATTGTCTCCTGGTCTTCCTCGCCCATAATGCGCGCGAGATCGCGGCGATACTGGAAGGCGAGGTCGATCAGGGACATTTCGTAGGCATGCAGGCGAGTGCGCTGCTCCAGTTCCTCCTGCGCCCACTGCTTGCGCGCATCGGCGAGCTTCTTTTCGTCCGCCGTCAACTCGCGTTGCATGCGCTGGCGCTCGGAGAAGATGGTCTGGGCCAGGCGAAGTTCTTCTTGCTGGAACAGTCTGCTCTGCCCGGCTTCCGCTCGCGCCGCGTTGACCTGCCGAATCAGTTCGAGGACACGGGAGATCTGCGAGAGGTACTCGCCAGTCTGAATGCGGTCGGCCTGGCGCATGCCCTCCAGCGCGGTGATCCACGAGGAGACGATCTGATCGGCGCTCTGCTCGAAGATGCGGGCGCGCTCCTCGGCTTCCTGCCTGGCGAGTTCGGCAGTCTTGGCGGCGATGAACTGCCGCCGGGCGATCTCCGCCTTTGCTGCGTCCTCGCCAGCGGCGATCAGTTGGCTCTTGATCGCCTGGGCTTCGGACTCGATCTGCTGAAGGCGAACGCGATGGATGCGCTCCCTGGCTCCAGCGATCTGGTCTTCGTGGCCGACCAGCGCCTCGACCAGCTTCTGCTCGGCCTGGAGGACGATGTCCTTACGCTCCCGCTCGTAGGCGGCGATGGCAGCCAGTCGGTACTGTCGGGCCGCTTCCTCTGCCTCCTCGCCCCGGCCGGCAGCCAGGTACTTCTCCTTGACTGCCTGCGCCTCGAGTTCGATCTGGCGCATCCGCGCCTGGTGGTTGCGGCTCTGCAGTTCCAGCAGCTTGATCTCGGCTTCCTGGATGTCTTTGCTGGCCTCTCGCTCCGCCGCAGACCGGGCCGCGGCCGCCCACCGCGCCGCCTGCGCCCGGGCCTCTTCGGGCTTCATGCCCGCCTGGGCCAGGTCTTCCTCCAGCGCCTGCGCCTCCTCGGCGATCTGCTTCAGGTGAGCCGCGTGCGCCTCACCGCGGAAGCGCGCCAGTTCCTGCTCGATCTGCTTGAGTTTGGCGGTGCGCGCCTCCTGGCTCTGCTGGGCCTTCTCCGCTCCCTCGACCTTCTGCTTGTACTGGCTCATTTGGGCGAGGAAGCGATCCATATCCTGGGTGCGATAGCCCGCCCACTCCATCATCCGGCTCCAGAAAGAAGGCGTCTTGATTTCCTCCAGGCGCACCTTCACCTTGAAGGCGCGCCTGTCCAGATCGAGCAGCGTCTGGGAGAACTCCTTGCCCATCCGGTCGGCTTCTGAGAACTGGCGATAGAGCAGCCCCAAGCCGACAGTGATCGCCGCGAATCCCAGCGCCCCACCCCGCAGACTGACCAGCAGTGCCGCCCCTGCCGTCTTCGCGCCCCCTGCCAGTTTGCCCAGCGAGAGTCCGGTCAGGCTGATCTGCACATTGGCGGCGGCCATGCTCGTCATCATCTGGCGCATCGCGCCGACCAGACCACCGGAGAGAACGACGGCTTCCTTCAGGTAGGCGTTGTAGAGGATGAAGGCGGCGGTGAGAGACGCGAATCCGGCCGCCAGCAGCGCCACCACCGCCAGGATTGTGCGCAGCGGCGCGGGGATCGCCTCGGCCATCTGGACGATGGTTTTCAGCACCTGCGCCAGCGCCTTGAGCACGGGCAGGAAGGCGGAACCGACCTGCACCATGAAGGCTCGCATACCGGCCCAGGTCTTTGCCCACTGCACCTGGAACGACTTGCTCTGCTCGGCGAAGGCGGCGGCTGACGCTCCGGTCGCTTGCGCCATTGCCTGCACGTCCTCGGAGAACTCCTTTCCTCCCTGCGAAGCAATGGCCAGCGCACCCCTCAGAGCGCGCACGTTCGGGAAGAGTTGAGCCATGGACTCGGTCGCCATCCCGGAGCGCTGCGCCACCAGGGCCATGACCTCCGCGTCGGAGGCCCCGGCCTTCTGCATCGCGTCCAGGTCGCCCGCACCCAGCTTCAGCGCTGCCGCCATCTCCTGCACCACACCGCCCAGCCCCTTGGCGGCGAGGTCGGTGGCGGTCAGTTGGATGCCGAGCTTGGTGGCAGCGGCCTTGGCCTGCTCCGACGGCGAGATGAACGAGAGCAACACCTGGTTCAACGAGGTGACCGCCTCTGCTGGCACGACGCCGGCGCGAGTCATGGTGGCAATCGCCGCGCCCACGTCCTCGATGGGGACCTTCGCTTGCGCGGCGGTGGAGATCACGTCGCCGATGTTCTGGGCGAGTTCCCCGAAGGTCAGGACTCCGCGCTCCACCGTTTTGAACAGCACATCTGACACCCGGCCTGCATCATCCGCGCTAAGTCCATAGGCGTTGAGCACGGCGGTGATCGCCCGGCTGGCAGTCGCAGTGTCAGTGATCCCTGCAGTGGCAGCAATTGCAGAGGCCTCCAGCACCTTCAAGCCCTCAGCACCGTTGAAACCGGAGGAGGCGATGTCGTAGAGGCCGCGCGCCAGCACCTCGGGCGCTTGTCCCACCTTGCCCGAAAGCGCCAGCACCGATTCCGACAAGGCACGGAAAGCTGGTTCGCTCTCCTTGAGGATGGAGTTGACATTGCGCATCTCGGCCTCGAACTCAGCCGAGGCCTTGACCGCCATCGCCATCCCGCCGGCCACGGCCGCGCCGAAGCCGGCCAGCATCGCGCTGGCTTTCATGGCCGCGCCGCTGTATTGCTCCAGGAGGGAGTTGGCTTTCGTCAGCCCCTCCCGGAACTGCGTCATGTCCAGTCGCAGTTGCGCGGTGATGGCTCCGACAGTCATGCCGGCTTCTCGCGTCTCCGATCAGTCAGCCCCATTGATCGGGCCAGTTCTTCAGGCTCCGGTCGCCTCTCCAAGCCCGCCTCCCTGCGCAGCCCGCGCACTGCGGAGCGCAGCGCCTGGTAGGCCTTCTTGCCTCCCTGCGAGGCGGCGGCTGCGATGTAGATCAACTCCGCTTCCTCCGCGAGGCGCAAGGCCCGCCGTCGGCGAATGCACTCCGCCCACACCAGCGCCTGCGCCGGGGTCACATGCCAGAGGACGTACTCGTGCGTCCATCCGTACTCGCCCTGCAGCAGATCGAACGCGCCCGCCCAGCCCAGACTTACGGAATCGCCGTCGTCTTCGCGAGTTGGAGGGCGCGCCCCACGTTTTTTCGGATGTCCGGGAGCTGGTTGACCTCCAACGCGGCGGCGATGATCTGCGCCGCCTGCGCCAGGGTCAGGTGCTCGTCCAAGTAGGCTTCCTCGACCCCGAAGAGCCGCTGGAACAATCGCCCAACGGCCTCTCCCAGGATCGGGAAGATCGCCTCCAGGTGCTCGTCCGGTTTGGCGAGATCAATCTCCGGATGCTCCCGCGCTACTCGCTGTGCAATCGCGCCCAGATCGGCGGCGATGCGCTTGAAGTCGCCGATCACCAGAGGGCGAACCACGATCTCGCGCTCGCCCACCTGGAAGCGGCGCTCCTGGGGCATGATCACCTCGTCCGGCGTTGGCGCTCTTGGCCTGCTGTCTGTGTCCGTCATGTCGTCTGTCACCTCTACAGATTTCCGATGGGGGCGGCCCGGCGCTTGCTTCGAGCCGCCTTCAACGCCAGGCCGCCCCCAAGTATCAGTCCGTCATCCGCTCACGCTACGCGGTGTACTCTTCCCACCGTCCGACCTGGTCGCCGGCGGGTCGGCTGGTGTCGGCCAGCACAGTCAACTGGATGGGCAGGTCAACCTGCTCCTCCTTGCTCCAGGAAAGCGTGCCCGAAGCCAGCACTGCGCAGCGGTAGAAGGTGAGGGCGAACTTCTTGCCGGAACCGGCCGGCAGCACCAGCATCACCGACTTCTCGGTGATAGCCGTGTCGCCGCCGAAGGTCAAACGCCGTCGCCCGGTGCCCAGGTCCTCGATGGAGGCCGAGATTCCCCACACCTCCTTGATATGCTCGAGCGTCACTTCCGCCAGCGGCACCGCGAGCGAGAACGTCTCGCCCGCCTTGATGGTGCGCACCGGCAGCAGCGACTGGTCGACCTCGATGTCCGAGGTCTCGACGCCATGCTCCACATCGAGGGAGCCGTGGGTGTGGCCCATGAACAGCCCCTCGATGTAGAGTTCCTCCACCGCGCCCTTGATCACGTCGTCGGGTGCGAACACGCCTGCGGTGAAGAAGAACAGCGCCTGGGCGACCGAACCGTCCGGCGTGCTCTCCCCGGAATCGGAGACGCCCACGTCGTTGAGGCCGTTGTCCCAGCCGTCGGTGTTGGCCGCGTCGATGGCGACCGTGAGTTCCGTCGCCGAGACGTAGGTCACGCGCGCCGGGTCAACATTCTCCCAGGCCGTCTGACCATGCTTGCGGTGGTAGACCTTGGTCTCGTTCGGTGCGTCCAGGAAGCCCGTGCCGATGACCTTGATCGCCGAGTCTCCCGCTTTCGCGTAGCTCGGATATACGTCCGTGATGGTTGCCACGTCATTTCCTCCTTGTGCCCCCGACTATGAAGAGGGCCTCCGCAGGTCGAGGGCGATATTGAAAGATGCGAGGTGCGCGGTCTCGTTGGCGGCCTGCTCGGTGCCCACGTAGGCCGGACTCGCGACCGCCTCGATGGTGAGCGCCCACAGGCCCCCGCCGAGGTCCAGGTTCTGCTTGCGGTGCAGCTTGCCGTAGAGACTGTAGGCCTTCCGCAGCGCGTCGTCGGGTGTCGCCGCCCGCGCAAAGAGCATCACTGTGGGATGCTCGCGCTCCGTGTATCGGTCAGGCGGGTAGCCCCCGGTGGCGTGCAGGCTCACGCAGGCGAGCGGCGAGGAGGGCCGGTGGAGCCTGAACAGATCTGTCCCCACCGTTCCCTCGCCCTGGCTCTCCAGGTAGACGGCCAGTTGATCAATGAGCAGACTCACGACAGCGCCCCTCGCAGATGATCGTTCAGGTTGCCCTGGTAGCGGTCGGCCTGCTCCTTGAGGTTGTCCTCCAGGTATTTGGCCTTCCCGCCCTTCGGATGGTTGAAGTCCAGGCGCTCGTGCTGCACCAGCGCATAAGGAGTGTTGAACCCAACCTCGCCCACCACCGCGTCGCCCATGCCGCCCTCGACCACCTTGCGTTCCACCATCTCCGGAGCCTCGGGCTGTCCGCTAACCTCACGGAAGCCGCGCCGAGCGACTGCCCGGCCGTTCGCATAGACCGCGGCGTGGCCGCTTGCGCGCAGCGTCCCCTCATCAACGGGAGCGTCCCGCATGGCCCGACCGAGCAGGTCTTCGGTGTTCTCAATCATGCCGCGCACAGCGGCCTGCTGGACGCGCTGCCATACCTCGCCGTCACGGGCGATCTGCCGTGACAGTTCCTCCAGCCCCTTGAGGGCGACACCGAACTTGCCGTAGGTTTGGCGGCGGATGGTGGGCATCGCACTAACCGCTCGGAACGCCTGCCCGGCCAGGGAAACTGCCGAAGCGCGCCTTGATCAGGTCGCGCACGGCCTCGATTGCGAGCACCGCCGCTCCGGCCCACCAGGCTGACACGGACTGAACGTCCGCCGCCCAGACTCCCAGCGCAGCCAGTGCTCCCACGACAAGCCCCTTGGTCAAAGTCAGTCTCCAGTTGAGTCCCATCTTGCGTTCCTCCGTTCGAGCCTACAGATAGGCCCTCTTCAGAGCCGCCTCGCCTCCCAGTCCTCGAGAGACCGAGACGGCGATCACATCCAGGTAAGTCGTCCCGTCGGCGGACAGTTGATCTCCGACAGCCAACGGCTCATCCGGCCCCAGTGTGACCGTCACCTCCGAGATCACCTGCTCTCCCTCGGCGTTGCGCACCAGGCGGCGCTTCTCCAGCCAGCGGCCTTTCGTCTGAACCGCCGCGCCGAAGGTCGGCTGGCCGTAGCCGTCAACGCCTGTCCTCGGCTTGCGCCAGACGTCCTGGGCCAGGTAGTCGCCGATCACGTCGCGCTCCCCGGCGACCACTCGCCGTCAGGGTGATCTGAACCAGCGAGCACCCCGCCCCTGTCGATGAACGCCGCGAGCAACGCCCTCGCCTCCGCACTCTCCAACGGATGGCCCGCGGTTGATGCGCCATACGATTCACTCAGCCCGTCCACCGAGAAGGAGGTCACGCCCGCCGCTTGCAGCGCGCGCCTGCGCTCCTGCTCCGCGCCTCTTGCCAACAGCGCCAGCGCCTCTTCACACTGCGCGTCCTTCACGCGCTTCGGGATGGCGTAGTTGCCGTCGTTATCCTTGTCCTTCTTGCGGGGGAAGGACAGCGCCTGATCGGGATTGGAGAGAGCGAGCGGATCGTAGGGTCGGCCCATCGCGTCCGGCAGCTCGCCGGGATAGCCATAGGGCCGCCGATGAGCCCGAATGCGACACGCCTCGATGTGACGACATGCCGTCAGCAGCGCCTTCTCCTTGTCCGCGCTGCTCGCGCCGCTCCACGCATCCACGCGCAGATGGTCGGCGAAGTAAACGTTCGCTTCCGTCAGAGTCACGTAGGAGTTGCTGTTCTCGCCTCCTACTGTCGCCTCGATGGCCACCTGCTACTCCTCGACTTCCTCTACCAGGCCGGGTGCGCAGAAGAGCAGGTGGATGGCGTGCGCAGCCGCAAAGGGCTTCGGCGTAGGCGGCACGATGAGGATGTGCTCGCCGTAGCGCCAGCGCACCTCCTCGCCCGTCCTGCTGCGCAGGTTCACGGTGAGGCCGGAGTTCGCGGCCTTCTCCAGGGCCTCTGTGCGCGCCGGTTCCTCCAGCGCCATCAAGGCAGCGAGCCTGCCCGGCTTCCCTCTCGTTGGCACGGGCGTTGGTTCTGCCGTCGCGACTGCCGCCTCGTTCACTGCCGGCTCTTGGCCTGCGGTGGGATCGCTCTCGGCGTCCCCAGGCAGGATGCTCGTTTCCTTTCGCATGTTGACCTCCCAGAGTCAGTCCGGGGCCGGGCTGAACCGGCCCCGGTCGTTCACTTGCCGATCGCCAGCCACTCCACGTCCACGGCAACCGTGGCAGCGATCAGCGTGCAGTCGTTGGCCGCCGTGTGCTTCCAGCA